TCTTTTGGACGCATACAGCCACATGTAGCACACATGGTTATCTCCTATCGGTGTCTTGCCGTCTTTGCGGCAATTTTCTTTGGTTGTCTTACGAACTGCTTACCAGCCTTGTTACCTTTCGCTTTTGCGCGATTAGTAGCAGCCTTTTCTGAAGGAGAAAGAGATTTCCATGCCGAATCTGGCAAATATCTCTTTTTACCTTTAGAAGGAGAGCCATCTGAAGTGCGCCATTTTTGTTTGGTCCACTTTTTGAGTGACTGCTGTGATTTTGCAAGGGCCATTCTAGTTCTTGTACCCTCCACCCTTCTTCTTATACTCAGAAGCAAGAAGTTGGGCTTTACGGGCCGACCATTCTCCAGGGTCTCCACCCTTAGAGCCAGCCTTAATCTTATTAAAGAGCGCTTTGCGCATACCAGGCTTAGTGTAGTTACCTGCTTGGTTTACTTTTGATTTACTTGTCTTTTTTGCTGCCACGTTTCACCTTCTTATGAGGATTCTTTTTGTGCCAATCTTTTACGGCTTTGACTCCCTCTTCAACGGTCTTAGAGCCGCCCTTCTTTGTCAGGTTAATTTTGTCATACTTGCCAGCCTTGGCTTTGGCTTCGTGGTCGACAACAACCTCGCCCTTTTTGTTCTTCTTTACAGTGTGCTTGATGCCTTGAACTTTAATTGTTTTTGCCATTAGTCGAACTTGACTTTCTTTTTTCTGTAGCGAATAGGTGGCTTTGGTTTGCGTACATACCCGCCCTTCTTTTTGCGCATTCTGGCGCCACCTGACTCATACTTGCCTTCAGTCAGAGAAGTACGAACTTGTTTTTGAGGTGACTTTCCTGCGTGTGCACCAGGTGTCTTTTTACGTCGCATTACTTTTTCTTTTTAGACATTCCTGCTTCGCTCATAGCGATAGCAACGGCTTGTTTGCGTGATTTAACTACAGGTCCTTTACCAGGTCCTTTTTTGCCTGATTTTAATTTGCCAGACTTATACTCACGCATAACTTTTTCTACTTTACCTTTTTGCTTTGCAGTTGCTTTTTTTGCCATTAGATTTCCTCTTCTTCTAGTTCATCCTCATCATTGTAGTGGTCATCATAATCTTGATAAGCATCAACATTACCCTCATCAAGGTCTTCAAAATCTTCGTCAAATAGGTCTGGGTCTATCTCAGGCTCAAAGTCCACAGCATCTCCTACTCTGCGTATTGTTGGAACTGAGGGTCGTTGACTAACTCTTCTGCATTTACTTGGTTCAAGTCAATTGTAACTACGGAATATCTTTCTTTGTATCTGCCGCGTGGGTTCACCCGCGTAGGCGTGAACACATGGTTTTGGAATATGACTCGGTCCTTAATGTGGTCGGTAGGGTTAGGGATGATGTCAGGTAATAGTCTGTTTATGTCATCAACCGCTATGACAAGACGTAACGTATCAACGGTATAGAAACCGCGTTCGTTCATCATGTTCTGACCACGAACCTGTTGCGCCAAAATAACTGGCATTTCAAAAGGCTCATCCCAGCGACGACCAAGACCATCGGTCTGATTAGATACGTCATATATTGGGTCTACATAATCTTCATAATCTGTAACAAACTCTGTAGGGTTCCAGGTCCACCAATCTACAGTTGTTCCAACAGGTAGGCGTAGTTCATCGACCATGCCTTCGTCCATAGACTGGGTCTCATAGTCTATTTTGAATCGGCCTTCTACACGGTTACCACGCATAGACTGAATTATCCTTTACTGAGAAGAAAAGAAAGGCTCTATTCAGGCCATTTTTGAACAGGGCACTTAGCGTCTTCAAGTTTGGCCTTCAGTTTCATAAAACAGCCGCATTTTGAGCACCTAAATGTTGACTGTATCAAGTGCTCGCAAGAGGCACATATGGCTAATCGTTCCGCGTACTTTTCTTCCATAGTCTTTGGAGACTTTGGGTTAAATAAATCAAAAAATGACACATCTTTTTCAGACATTATTTGTAAGACTTTTCCTTTCTATATTGAGTTTTATAAGAATCAAAAATTTTACTTCTTAGTTTAGTAGTGACTTTGTTCTGCAAAGCAAGGTCTTCATTAGAACCAAATGTCATCTGCCACTCTTCTCTTTGAAATGGGATTACCTGCACTACAGGAGTTCCTGTAGGAATAATGCCTTCCATATTAGGGTTTCTTAACACAAATGGGAAGTTAACTGGCGCTGTATATGTGTCCGTATCTACAACACCAGAAAAAGCAACAATTGGGGTTTCTCTATGAAGAGGAGAGATAAACAAAGTTGAGTATCCTGGTGGAGTTTTAATTGACCAAGGACTTATCCATTTTGGATACGCTACCTCGTGTCCTGCGCCATCCGGATGTTCTGGTAGTTGAGGTTTGGGATGAAATGAAATGGCGCCAAAATTTGCCCACTCATAATACGGAGCAAATTTTCCAGTTTCTTCATCTTTTTTCTGTGAAACGTATAAGTCAGTGTGCGTCACAATAACATAACCAAAACTTATAGCATCAAATATAGGCATACAACGTTTTGCTGTACCGGTGGTACCAGCCTGACCATTGGGTCTTTTTTCTCCACCAATGTATGATTCTAAATTTTTATACCAATCTGGAACAACCTTGAAAGCAGGTATAGGTTGATACTCTTCTGGCACTCCCATAGTGTCAGTAAAAGTAATGAACGGCATTATGCTCCCCTTTAGTTACCTATTACTAGGTGTTTATGTTCACTTTGTATACACGTAAATTATACCGTTCGCTCCAGCAGCCCCTGGACCGCCACCAGCAGTGGTCCCTTCCCAAAGACCGCCACCACCGCCTCCACCGCCACCTCCAGAACCGTAAGCAAGATTGCTTGTGCTTGCAGCGTTACCGCCACCTCCGCCATTGGATGGATTGCCACCTGAACCACCGCCACCACCATTACCGCCGCTATTTCCGCCAGTGCCTCCACCACCTCCAGACCATTCCCAACGGTAGCCTCCCCCACCGCCACCGCCACCGCCACCAGCACCACCGAGTGTGTATGACGTCAGACCGGCACCAGTTAAAGATAACGAGTCTCCGTTAGAGCCCGCACCACCAGGACCACCGTTATTTCCACCGCAACAGGTCTGGCTTCCACCGCCACCACCATTACCTCCTGCTTTACCAGAAGAGGTGTTGTAGGTTGTTGCATTTGTACTTGGACTTACGTTTCCTGGAGTTCCAGAATTTGCAATATTTCCAAACAGAGAAGGACTGCCTGCTGTTTCAGCATTTCCTTTACCTCCAACAGTTAATGCGTAAGTTGTTCCTGGAGTTACAGTAAAATCTTTAAAAGCAACGGCTGTTGAACTTCTTCCACCTGTTCCACCGCCACCACCAGCACCTCCAGCAGAAGGTCCGCTACCGTATTTGTATCCACCGCCTCCAGCATTACCTCCAGAACCACCGCTAATTACGTAAGCAGCAATCTGGGTTACTCCGTTTGGCACTGTCCAGTTCTGTGTAGATGTTGCAGTCAAAGCCAAAGAATAAGACGAAACAACGGCAACAGAGTTACTTGCAGAAGAGGCTGTAGAAGTTCCGTTTGCGTTTACTGCAGCAAGTGTAAATGTGTACGAGGTATTAGCAGCAAATGTTCCCGTAATTGTAACGGGAGAGGTAGTTCCTGTAGTTGTAAGAGCGATACTTGGGCTACTTGTTGCGGTGTATGAAGTTATCGCTGAACCGCCTGTTGCACCCGCAGTAAAGGTTAAAGAAACAGTTGTATCATCTACTCTAGTTGCTGTGCCAATTGTTGGAGCCTGTGGAACGGTTGTTGCTGTAATAGAATTTGACGAATCAGTCTCGGAACCTGCACCTGTTGCATTTTGTCCTTTAACTTTAAATGTATAAGAAGTTCCAGAAGAAAGACCGGTTACTGTAATTGGGCTAGTAGCAGAGGTGCTGGTCAGTGAACCAGGAGTTGAGGTAGCAATAAAGGACGAAGGAGTTCCACCTGTTGCTTTAGCAGTAAATGGGACGGTAGCAGCCCCATTATTGTAAGCGCGAGAAGTGCCAACATCAGCAGCAGTTCCAAGCGTAGGAGCATCGGGAACATCAGGAACTGCAGTACCAGCCTTAGTGACTCCTGATGTATTTGCTCTTTTCATATTAGCCATTTGTGTTCATCGCCTCAATCCATGAAAGGGTCTCTTCATCCCAAACATACGTAATTCCATCTTCAACTGGCCACGGTATAGGTGCTTCCCACAAGAACGTAGTTTCGTTTAGTATCCAAGAGTTATAGGGTTTTGGTGGAATAAACGCATCTCTTTCTTCATCATACGTGTAGTTTTTTCCAGCAAAATTTTTACGAATGCTTTTATTGTAAGAGGTTCTTACACATCTTTGACCTCTAAATTCTCCATACCAAACTTCTGGTGTTTTTCCTTCAATTAGTTGGTCTTCATCTATTCCAACAATGACCTCTGTTACAACATTATTCTCATCCAAAAAAGCGTAATGTGCCATTATGACCAACTCACAGTTCCAGTGCCAGCAGTAATTGTTGCGACTGTATCAGAACCCACGGTACTTGTAGAGCCAGACAATCCAGAACCGATAGTGATAGTTCCAGAAGAGGTTGGCCAACGAAGAATTACTACTCCAGAACTTCCGTTTCCTCCTGCTTGACCACCACCGGAACAGCAGTTTCCACCTCCACCGCCACCAGAACCTGTGTTTGCTGTTGATGCGTTACTTCCGCTAGCAGTAGAGCCGCCAGCACCACCGAGACCGCTAGAACCTCCAGCACCTCCCGTACATGCTCCTCCGCCACCGCCTGCACCACGAGTTACGGATGAACCTGTAATTGAACTTGCTAATCCATTTCCGCCTCTACCACCAGTTCCGCAAACTGCATCTTGACCTACTTCTCCAGCACCTCCACCTCCACCTCCCGCACCAGCACAACCATAACCATTTCGTCCATTACCACCTCTAGAACCTTGACCAGTTGTGCCATTTCCAAATCCTGTTGCCCAGTTGCTGCCGTTGTCAGTACCACCAGCCCAAAGACCTCCACCACCACTTCCTGCATTAGGGTTAGTAGTAGTTGCACCACCAAGAGAGGTAATACTTACAGAACCACCAATTACAGATGAGTTACTTCCGTCATTACCAGCACTACCAGCACCACCACCAGGACCAGCCGCACCTACTGTTACTGTGTAGTTAGTACCTTTACCTATCACCATAGGACTTTCAACTGCCGAGTTTCCTCCAGAAATGCTTCCGCTTCCAAATGAAGTTCTATATCCTCCTGCTCCGGCTCCACCAAAACTTCCATAACAGTTATACGCGCCGCAACCTCCGCCTCCACCAGCAAGCACAAGAAAGTTAGTATTAAATGTTGGAACAGGATTGACAGAATTGCTTGCAGAAGATGATGTAGAAGTTCCGTTTGCGTTTACTGCAGCGATTGTAAACGTGTATGAAGTACCCGCAACAAACGTTCCGGTAACACTTAATGGAGAAGAAGTTCCGGATACTGAAAGAGAAATACTTGGGCTGCTTGTTGCAGTATACGAGGTGATTGCAGAGCCACCTGTCGCTCCAGCAGTAAATGGAATAGAGACTGTAGTACTGTTAGTAACAGTTACGGTTCCAATTGTTGGGGCTTGTGGAACTGTTGTTGCAGTGATTGAACTTGACGCACTAGATACAGGCGAAGTTCCCGTAGAGTTTGTTGCAGTTGCAGTGAATGTGTATGAAGTTGCGCTCTGTAATCCTGTTACTGTAACTGGACTAGTAGCAGAAGTGGCTGTAAAACCTCCAGGAGATGACGTTGCTGTGTACGAAGTGGGCGCTCCACCGGTGGCTGCAGCGGTAACTGCTACGGTTGCAGAGCCGTTGTTATAAGCACGAGATGTACCAACGTTAGTTACTGTTCCAATAGTAGGAGTGTCAGGAACATCTGAGATTTCTGTAAGCGCAACTAACCCGTCAGGAGTTCCCTCTATACGTTCGTCTTGGGCTCTACGTACGCTCACTCTGCTTTTTCCCACTTCTGTTCTGATTCATTCCAATAGTACGAAGTACCATCATCAGGTGACGCTACAGGTGGTATCCATCCCCATGAGGTTGGGTCCCATGTCCATGAAGGAAAAGGAGCATCTGGAATAAAAGACTCCCATGAGACACTTTCTTCATCCCACTTATAAGTCTTTCCGTCTGTTGGATATTCGATAGGCGCTTTCCAAGACGTAGTCTCTTCGTCTATAACCCAAGAGGTATAAGGTTTTGGAGGATAAAAATCTCCATTATAAAAGTATGAGCCTACTCCACACTCATCACAACTTACAGCAGAGTCTGCAGCAAAAGTAATCTTTGTTTGATTTATAAGGTCTTCATCATGTGAAGCAAATAGAGCAGTCGCTATTACATTTGAATTGGCATCTAAAAATGCGTAAGTGTATAAAGGTGACTCTGTCATTTTTTACCTCTTGTATCTTTCATGTTTACCTTGTGTAGACATAGATAATTCCATTTGCTCCAGCACCACCGTTTCCTCCAGAAGAACCATAAAAATCTTGGTTATTGCTGTAAATAGTGCCGCCTCCACCGCCACCGCCACCGCCTCCAGAACCATAAGCAGTGTTAGAAGTGCTTGCAGCATTACCAGCACCTCCTGGATTACCATTAGGGGGAGCATTGTTGGTGTTTATGCTTCCACCACCGCCACCAGAACCAGCATTATTTCCAGCAGCGCCGCCCGCTCCTCCTGGAGGAGCAGCGTAAAATCCACCACCTCCGCCACCGCCTCCGCCACCAGAACCGCCAAGAGTATAAGAGGCTAATCCCATACCATTTAAAGTTAGAGCACTTCCATTTGAACCTGCACCACCAGCACCTCCTGGAGTGTTACCACCGCAACATGTTTGACCGGTTCCTCCACCACCGTTACCACCAGCAAGACTGTTTACAGTAACGTATGAATTTGCATTTGTACTGGGACTTACGTTTCCTGGAGTTCCAGAATTTGCAATATTTCCAAACAGAGAAGGACTGCCTGCTGTTCCAGCATTTCCTTTTCCACCAACAGTTAATGAGTAAGTTGTTCCTGGAGTTACAGGAAAATCTTCTATAGCAACAGCAGAAGAACTTCTTCCACCAGAACCACCACTACCTCCGTAACCACCTAATGAAGGTCCAGCACCACTAGAGAATCCTGCATTTCCAGCATTACCTCCAGAACCACCGCTAATCGCATAAACAGATACCATACTTACTCCGTTTGGCACTGTCCAGTTCTGTGTAGATGTTGCAGTTACTGCTAAAGAGTAAGGTGCAAGAGCCGTTATTGAATTACTTGCTGTAGATTCTGGACTGGTTCCTGTTGTGTTACTTCCTTTGACTTTAAATGTGTAAGAAGTTCCACCTGTTAATCCTGCAACCGAAATAGGACTTGTTGCAGAAGTTCCAGTTATTGAGCCAGGAGTTGAAGTGGCTGTAAATGTGGTTGCAGTTCCACCAGTAACTGCTGCAGTAAATGGAACAGAAGCGGTAGTAGCGTTTACGGTTACGGTTCCAACGCTGGGGGTATCAGGAACATCCGAAATAGGAGTAATTCCTGGCATCAAAGTTTTATTTGATACCTTATTTATAATTGTCACTGCAACGCTCCTTAATTTTTAGGAGATTTCAGAACCGTACGCGCTAAATGAAAGGTTTGCGCTTGATGCGTAAACCTGAATCTTGTCACTTGATGCTAGGGTCAATCCAACAGTGAGAATTGACGAATCAGATGCGGCTACTGTTGCACCGTACACAATCCAGTGCTTTGCTGCAGTTGCAGTGTCTGCTGATGGACGGACTGCGATGCGGTATGTAGCAGCAGTTGCTGTCTGGTTGCAGATAACAAGGCTTGAAACCACTGCTGCGGCACCTGCCGTATAGAGGGTAGTTTCAGTTGTTGCTGCTGGGTTTATTTGACCCAAAACTTTATATGTTGTTGGCATGTCACTCCTTGAACTGGTGGTGCTTTATTATCTCTTTTTAGGGGGGTATGTTCAGGCTAAACAGGTTATTTCTGGGAAGAAAGGTTCTTCTCTATTTCGGGCGCTACTACGTTCCACCAGAGGTTTGAGTAGTTCTTATCAAAGACAAATCTCTTGATGTGTGCTACCTGAGCCCCTGTATGGGCGTACACGGGTATCCCTGCATCCCGACACTTTTTAAAGAACGAGATATCCTCCCCAGTATACTGACGTTCTGGGGTAACTGAGACGTCAAATAAAATTCCAGATGGATACTTTTCTTTTAGTAAAGGTACTACCGACTTATGTATTAGCAGGCATCCAAAGCCAGCAGCATCTACCTTCATAAGTTCGGGTGCACTAGGTATTTGCTGAACGAAATCAAAGGTGCCCTGTTCATTAATGTTAAATATACAGGGGGCAGGCATCATTAATGGCTGATTAGGCTGCATAGTAATGTAATAGATGCCAGAGACTACAGGGTGTTCTTCATCAGCAGAGTCCCAAAGGTAGTCGAATTGTTCCGGAGTTATAACTATGTCGCTATCCAGCCAAAGTATCCAGTCGCTGTCAGAAGTTACCCAGTCATCCCATAGTTCTTGCCGCTGCTTATATATGTAGTTTCCTACATAGTGAATCATTCCTGCCAGTTCTATCTTCTTCTGGATTAGATGATTGACTAGGTTTAAGACTCCAGACATAAACTCAGACTCAACGTGTCCTGGGTCTACCCAACCAATAGTAAGATTTCCTTTAGCCATGTTTTTATTCCATATCGTAGGTTTTGAGGTCACTATACACTAGTGGTTTAGGATAGGGTGTCTCTGTGAATTTGGTGCATAAATCGGTATCTCAGGGCGGAAAAATAGCGCCCTTAATAGTGCCCCATAATCTTCCTGATAACACGGGGATAATGAACCCATCAATCTTCATAGAAGACGATGGAGATATCTTAGTAAATGTACGTCTCGTTAACTACACTCTCTACATCTCAGAGCAAGATGAACGATTCTTTAGTCCTTGGGGGCCACTTACCTATCTGCATCCAGAAAAGGACCAGCGTTTAACAACCACAAACTATTTCTGCCGTCTTGATAAGAACTTAAATCTACAGAACTCCACACAAGTCAAGATGCTTGAACTTCATAAACCCATTTGGGAGTTTCACGGACTAGAAGATGCCCGTGTAGTCAGATGGAATGGCGACCTGTATCTAATAGGTGTGCGTCGTGATACCACAACTAATGGTCAAGGTCGTATGGAGTATTCCAAAATTGAATTAGACAAAGATAAGTGGACTGCTACAGAGGTCTCCCGCGTACGCGTACCCGCGCCCGTGCACGAGGACACCTCTTACTGTGAAAAGAATTGGATGCCAATACTTGATAATCCTTATCATTTTGTTAAGTGGACTATGCCTACAGAAGTTATATGGGCAAACCCTGATGCTCCTGAATGTAAACAGGTCTTTACTAGAGAAACTCCATCGTCTCCTAAAGACCAACGTGGTGGTTCACAAATAGTTCGTTGGGGCGATTTCTACATTGCATTTACTCACGAGGTTGCGTTATGGCGCAACTATTTAAACCAGAAGGATTCTGTGTATAGGCATCGTCTTGTTGTTTGGGATAAAGACTTTAACTTCAAGGGCTTGAGCAAAGAGTTTTCGTTCCTTGATGTCAAGATTGAATTCTGTGTAGGCGCTGCTGTTTATGAAGATGACCTGTTGATAAGTTTCTCTGTGGCAGATAACGCAGCCTTTGTAATGCGAACACCACGGCATGTCATCAATGAGATGATTACGGAGGCTTTGGCGTATGTCGGTTGAAAGCCTGGTCATTGACCTTTCATTAAACACAAGTGACCCAATTAAAAACTTTGCATTAGGCGAAGAATATGAAAAATTAAAACAGCATGCCTCTGCTGCTGGGTTCTTTCTACGGGCTGCCGACTATGGCTATAAAAGCCAGCCACTACTTACTTACACCTCGCTATTAAAGATGGCTCTCTGCTGGTCTAGGCAGAACGATAGAAACGCCACAGTAATCAACACGCTGCACCATGCTATTGCATTTATGCCAGGTAGACCAGAGGCTTACTTTTTATTAGCCAGACACTATGAACGCAATAAGGAGTGGCAGAAGGCATTTACATTTTCAGAATTGGGTCTTCAGTTCACCATAGCAACAAAGAACAGCCCACTTCCTGGATATGTCGAATACAACGGACCATACTGTTTGATGTTTGAGAAGGCTGTATCTGGATGGTGGATTGGGCGCAAAGAAGAGAGTAAAGCCTTATTTCAGCATCTGTTAGATGACCACAAGATGGCTCCTGAGTATGTATATGGGTGCCTTAACAATATGAAGTTGTTCTAATGTTTCCTAATTGGTTCAAAGATGTTGAGAAATATTTTCGTCACGTACCGAAAATTCCACTTCGTGCACTGCAGATTGGAACTTACACAGGTGATGCTACCGAGTGGCTGCTCAAGAACAGGGAGATAGAGCGGATTCACGATGTTGACACCTGGCAGGGTAGTGAAGAGAGCGCCCATGAATCTTTAAATTTTTCTTCAGTAGAGGCTTACTATGACTCTCGAATAACAGATGACAGAGTTGCAAAGTGCAAGATGACCAGTGATGAGTTCTTCTTGATTAATGCCATGAGTTTTAACTTTATCTACATAGATGGAGACCACACAGCACTACAGACTGCTCTAGATGGCTTAAAAGCCTTTAAATGGCTAGAAACGGGCGGTGTAATGGCCTTTGACGACTATTTATGGAATTACAACGGCGACCCATTCCTAGAGCCTAAGAGAGGCGTAGATGCCGTTCTAGAGGTCTGTAAAGGACAATACAGCCTTATTGAGTCGGGTTATCAGGTCTGGATACAGAAATGTTAACTAATGCCTGCTTTGAGGTCTTTCATACCGATACTGGAAATGAAGTGCGTAATAGAGCCTATGAAAAAATTTTAAAGAGACTGGATTTTCTTCCCAGGCTTGGCTCACCAACTCAATACTTAAACACTATTGATAAGGCTGAAGAATTCATAAATGAGAATCAAGACTTTAAAGTAAACACTATAGAGGACTATGCACAACCAGGAGAGACCTTTCCACCATCTGCCGGTGTTATTGGAGTATGGGCAAGTAACTGGTTGGCCTACAAGAACTTCCTACAGACTGACAAAGATGTTCTGCTTATCTTTGAAGATGACGTTGAATTAAGTGCAAACTTTCAATCTGTTGCAGGCTTTTATATGCAAGAACTACTGCCTACCTGGGACTTCTTCTCTATCTTTGTTCCTGATGACTCGCTGTTTGCCTACAACGAAGAACAGCACGATATTACAGAAGAACACATTTGTAGGTCATATCAACAGTGGTCGTGTGCCGCTTATGCAGTGAGCAGACGTGGGGCAGAAAAGGCTCTGAATGATGTAGCCACACGTGGCATAACAGCACCAGTAGATTGGTACGTGTTTAACTTTAGAATGAAGCAAGAAATAAACCAGATGAGATTTGCAACTTATACGCTAAAGCCAAACGTATATAGGCCAGTAAAGTTTAATTTAGAAGCAGCCCGTAACAGCCAAATTCATTGGGGCAGTACAGAGTTGCTACATACCACCTAGCATCAGGATATCTGGAACAGTTCCAGTTGCCGCAGTACCGATGGTTCCTTGGGTTCCTTGAGTACCTAGAGTGCCTTGGGTTCCTTGAACGCCTTGCGTACCTTGAGTACCTTGCGAACCGTTAGCACCGTCAAGACCCTGTGCACCAGCAGTACCCTGAGTTCCCTGAGTACCTTGGGTTCCTTGGGTTCCCTGTGTGCCCTGAGTTCCCTGTACTCCTTGTACTCCTTGAGTTCCTTGAGTACCTTGCGCACCGGTATCGCCCTTATCACCGACACGAGCAAATGTAATATAGACGTTGTCGTTGTTTACAACAGATAGCGTTCCTGTTACGTGTGCAATCGGAACACTGAAGTATGCTCCACCACTTTCATGTGTATGAGCACCCGTTATTTGGAAAAACGCAAAACTATTAGGGTCTGAAACTTCTGTAAATTTTATAGTTCCTTTAATTGCAGAAGTAGAGTCATCAATAGTTTGAAGTAACTGAGTAATTGTGTTCGAATTAAAGTCAACATTGTCAATATAAAGTGTTGTAGCACTTGAAATTGTTGCGTTATTAAACTTAAAGTTACCGCTACCTGGGTCTGTATTGGTTGTATCTGTTAAGAAGTTATACTCAACAGTTTCTCCACCAAATGAACCTGTAGCACCTTGAGTACCGAGAGTACCCTGAGTACCTTGAGTTCCTTGGGTACCTTGAGTTCCTTGGGTACCTTGAGTTCCTTGGGTACCTTGTTGACCTTCAGTGCCCTGTACGCCTTGAGTTCCTTGAGTTCCCTGAGTTCCTTGGGTTCCCTGTGTGCCTTGCGAACCTGTCTGTCCAAGTTCTCCCTGTACACCTTGGGTACCTTGAGTTCCTTGGGCTCCTAAAGTTCCTTGAGTTCCCTGCGTTCCTTGAGAACCAATCTCGCCCTGTACTCCCTGTGTACCTTGAGCACCAGTTTGACCGTCAAGGCCCTGAGTTCCTTGAGTTCCCTGAGTTCCTTGGGTTCCCTGTGTGCCTTGCGTACCTTGAGTTCCTTGCGCTCCAGTAGCACCTAAAGTTCCCTGTACTCCTTGAACTCCTTGAACACCTTGGGTTCCTTGAACACCCTGTGCGCCTGTTGTTCCTTGAAGACCCTGTAATCCGCCATAACTAAGAGAGTTCCAAGCAGTGGAGCCATTACCAATCTTTATCTTGAGCGTGTCTGTTTCAACGCCGACTTCACCAGCAGCAAGTGTTGGGTTGTTTGTGGACCACTCTGTTGCGGTACCACGTCTGAGTTGTATGCGTACTGCCATGTTATACGGTCACTCCTCCACCATCGTAGGAACTTGTGTAAGCATCGCTTCCAGCGTTTTCATCTCCACCATCACCTGTAGAGGTATAGGTATCGGAGCCAGCGGCTTCATTGCCGCCCTCAATAATATCTGCATCTGCAAGAGGTACTAATTGAAGCCAAGAAACACCATCAAAGGCATACAGACGACGTTCATCTGTGTTCCAGTAAAGGTCTCCTGGATATTTACCAAGAGGAATGTTTTCAGTAGCGAAAACATTTACTGGAACTAGTGCCTTTTTGCTCATTAGCCAACTACCGCCACTACGTAAGCATTGTTAGCAGGGGCTTCAGCAAACTTGACTGTTACTGTGTTTGTGGTTGTCTTTTCTACATCAACAACAACCTCTTCATAGGCAGAGGCTGCGTTGTATACAGAGACCATCACTCCACGTGTTCCAAGATTGTGTGTGACTGTAAATGAGGTAGCGCTTCCATCACCAACCGTTGTTGTAAATTTACGAGCAACAACTGTCGTGTCAATACTGACGTTTGTTGAATCAACGGTGATACCTGTACCAGCACCAACATCGATTGTTGTTCCAGTGTTGCTGAGACCTGCTCCCCACGTGTACGCGCCTGCGCCTGAGAACTGTGTAAATGTTAGGGCAGTTGTATTAAGAGTGATTGTCTGGTTAGTTGAAAGAACCCAACCAGTATCTGCGTAAGTTCCCTCTTCTACGAAGGTAAACATACCTGCAGTTACATCTGATGAAGAGTTTGCATCATCTGCACGCATCAATTCCCATGGAGTGCTTCCATCACCAGCAGTTGCAACGATGTAGATACCGTTGTACTTCTGATTAGCACCAGCCTCATCCTTGATAAGTACACGCTGTCCTTGTCCAGGATTTACGCTACCAACAGAGATGGCTCCGTTAGCAGTTGCTGTAAGAGTTCCACCACCTGTATTTGAGAAGGTGTATGAAGGAAGTGCTGCAGAAGAAGCAGTACGTACTGATAGTTTTACATCTAATCCTTGGGCGGTTGCATCTACATAGTCACGGGTTGCAATCTCTGTTGTATCGACAGATACTTGACCTGCAACGACTTGGATACCGTAACCTTCTGTAACAGTGGCATCAGAACCAGCAGTACCTTGAGTACCAGTTGAACCCTGTACACCCTGTGTACCAGTGGTTCCTTGGGTTCCCTGAGCACCGACAGTACCTTGAGAACCTTGAGCACCTTCAGCACCCTGAGTTCCATCAGTACCTTGAGTTCCTTGTGTGCCTTGAGCACCGACAGTACCCTGTGCTCCCTGTGCACCATCTAGACCCTGGATACCATCAGTACCCTGAGTGCCTTGAGTTCCTTGAGAACCGACAGTTCCTTGAGCACCCTGTGTACCTTGAGAACCAACAGTACCTTGTGAACCTTCTGTACCCTGCGCTCCTTGAGCACCTTCAGTGCCCTGTACGCCTTGGGTTCCTTGAGTACCCTGTACACCTTGTTGACCTTCAACACCCTGCACTCCTTGAGTGCCTTGAGTGCCTTGGGCACCTTCAGTTCCTTGGGTACCTTGCTGACCTTCAGTTCCCTGAACGCCTTGAGCACCTTCTGTACCTTGAGTACCTTGAGCACCCTCTGCTCCCTGTGCACCCTCTGCACCTTGTGCACCTTCGGCTCCTTGAGCACCAGTTGTACCTTGAGCACCCTGAGCACCAACGTCACCAGTACGAGCGAAGGTTAAAATTACATCGTCTTCATCTGTAAACGAACCGTTACCAGATACATACGCAATGGCTATTTCAAACCATGTTGCGTTATCTGTTACGTTGCTAATTGTGTAGAGAGCAAATGTATTGCTATCTGACTTTAGCGAAATCTTTACGTGACCCTTGATTGTTGAAGTAGAGTCATCAATTGTTTGTAGATAAGGATGGATATCTACTGAAGCAGCATTTACGTCATCAATTGCAAGTGCTGTTGCTGAAGAATTTGAA